GCGAGGGTGGCAGCATCCTGGGCCGCCTGTGCTTTCTCGGCAGCCAGAGCCGCCTTTTCGTTGGCCAACTGCGCCTTTTCTGCTGCAAGAGCCGCAGCCGCATTTGCGAGGTCGGCTTTCTGCTGAGCGATGGCCGCCTTCTGCTGAGCCAAAGCCGCAGCCGCATTAGCCGCCGCAGCCGCATTCAGAGCCTCCTGACGGGCTGCAAGCGTCTGCTGGATGGCCACCAGTGCATCTGCCGCCGCCTGACGAGCCGATGCCGCAGCCTGGTTGGTAGAATCTTTCACGGCCAACAGGTCGGTGATGGCCTGATAAGCACGCTGCAAGCACGCCGTGTATTCGTTAATCAGATCGGGGTCGTTGGGCGTCTGCTCATCCTCGAAGTACATCGAGATTTCATCCACATGGTCGAAACGAGCGTCAAGACTCTCGTAGTCGCCCTTGGCACCGTCTATCTCATCCTTCGCATAGTCGCCCTGCTCCTTGGCGTAATCACCCTTTGCCTTCGCATAGTCGCCTTGTTCCTTCGCGTAGTCGCCCTTCGCCTTGGCATAATCACCCTGCGCCGTAGCGTATTCGGCCTTCTGCTGAGCCAGAGCCGCCTTCTCGTTGGCAAGTGTGGCAGCAGCCTGCGCCAAAGCCGCTTTGTCAGCCGCCAGTTGCGCCTTCTGGTTCGCAAGGTCGGCAGCCGCCTGTGCAAGGTCGGCCTTGTCCTGTGCCAGCTGTGCCTTCGCATTAGCCAAAGCCGCTGCATCGTTGGCAGCGGTGGTGGCACTCTCGATCTCACGCTTCAGTCGTGCGAACTCGCTGACACGCGCCTCTTCCTGAGCGATACGGGTCGCCTCGTTGCGCTGTCGCGTCTCTTCATGGGCAATGCGCGTTTCCTCGTTGCTGATGCGCTGCTGCTCATTCTCGATGCGCTGCTGCTCGTTAGCGATTCGCTGCGCCTCGTTAGCGTAAGCAGGGAGTGAGAACTGAATCTCAGGAGCCGTCTCGCCGGTGAAGTCCAGCATCACCTGCATCGGTGTGCCGTCGTTGTCGATAATGACTGCTGCCTGGTTGATCACCTCATCCTCTACCGAGGTGGGGAAATCAGCCACCGTGAAGTGGTAGCCAATCTGGAACTTCAGATTGCCGCACGGCAGGTGGTGGTCGTCGAATTGCACCTGCAACTTGGTAGGCTCACCCGCCACCGGCGCACAGTGCGTATAGTCTGTGCCGTCGAAGCCCACGAAGTAAGCCTGCGCCGGAGCCCCCGTCCAGAACTTGATGCAGAACGGTGTCATCCACCCCGCATCCGATTCGAGCGTCAAAATGAAGTCGCTCTTGTAATTAATCCTAAAGATTGCAATGTCTGCCATATCCTTGTGTATTTGTTTCGTTTGCTAACTTGATATAGGGCTTCAGGTGAATAGAGAAGCCTGGCACATCGTACAACTGTTGTGTTGATACCGCCGAACGGTGGTCGTAACTGGCTTCTACCTGCATCAATGCCGCGATATAAAGCCCCTTCGGCACCTCGCCGTAATGTTCCATCACTTCCGTATAACTACGATTGATAATATTCAGCACTGCATCCTCTGCCGCCTCGCCATAAAGTTCCAGCAAGTCGTCCTCGCAGTCAAAGTCGAGGCGCGAGTGCTTTTTTATCCACTCAACTGATAACCATTTCATCATATCTTTTTTCGTTTTTATCCTTTGTGGTGCGAGGAAAAACGGGGCGGGGGTTTACCATGAACCGATGGAGAACCATCGGACACGGTGACAAAAAAGCGAGGCACCTTATTCGGGTGTCTCGCTTTTTAATATTTTGGCATTCATTGCTGCCATTCGTGCTTGTTCTTCTCTGATTTCTTCGTCGGTGAGTGGCGGTGCTGATTCGAAATCGTCTTCATCCTCAAAGAGTTGCGGGAACATGTCTTCGGGTGTCTTGCCTTTTGGATCGCGCATTACATGGATGGTGGCATACACCGACTCTGCCAGCAGCTGATTGATCAGTCTGTTGCGCTTGCGGTAGCCCATCACAATGAGGTGGATTTCCCACAGCCGCAGATCATAGAGGAATTCGTGGCGCGGGTAACCTATCTCGCCTACAACTAATTGGAACCAGTCGTAGGCGGATTCACGTTTTTTGGTTTCTTCCCTTTCTCCTTATTGGCTGCTTTCAGCTTTTCTTCTACTGCCTTGGGAATGTTCAGCCAGTCTACGCGAAGCAACATGACTGCTTTAATCATTTCCTGTACCTGTTCGCGGGTACAGTGGAAATAAATATCCTTTACGGTGATAGTCTCTTTCTCGCCGCGTGCTTCATAAGCGGCCATGATTGCCGACAGTGACAACTTAATATAATCATCATCTGTGGCTTTGGGCATGCCATAAGTGATTTTGCCATTGGCATCGGTTACGGCTTCAGGGTTAAAGATGGTGATGTCCTTCTTGTGGTCCACCAGTTCGCTGAACATGATTTCGGTGTGCACGCAATAGCGCATGATCACGTCAACGACCTCTTCCTGGCCGTCGGCATTCATGCGAGTAAGTTGGATGGTTCTCTCTGGGTTCATAATCTTCTGGGTTTGGTTCTTTTATCCCTGTGGAAACGCACAGGGCACGGTGATAAAAAGCCGCCCGCACTGCTTACGCCAACGAGAATTAGTAAGACAGGCGAGCGGCTGTGTAGAGTGTTATGCGCCTACTGTGAGGTCGCCATAGCCTGACAGCTGTGTGTCGTAGGTGGCTACCTGGCGGTTAGCGGCATTGATAGCGATGGAACTGATGCGACACTGACCGCTTGCGATGACGCTGCCCTTCGTGCGCTGGTTTGCTCCAGATACGTTGGCAATCTGCCAGTACAGCAGGTCGCTGTTCTCGTAGAAGTCCATCAATGTGGCGAGCGTCTGACCGTCCACACTTGATGTGATTGTCTCGCCTGAAGCAACGAGTGCATTGGTCGAGATGTCGTAGGTATAGCCGGTTGGCTCTTGTACAGCCCATGTTCCGTCGGTGTCCTTGGACGTGGCATCTTCGAGTGTCATGCTGACATGCAACGAGAGTGTCTTGGCACCTGCAATAACCAGGGCGGGATTGCTGCTGTCCGAGAGGAACAGGCGAACAAACTGGCCCTTGGTGTAGCTACCAGCAGCGATGGTATCGGTGCTCGGTGTGGTCGTCAGCTTCTCCAACGCGGATGTACCGGCAAATTGGAGGCTTTTTGCGCTATTCTCACGGTCGTTGAAGTTCAGCGTCAGATCATTGAGGTATGCAGTGCCTTTGCGGGCGTAGCTTGCTTCCTCGATGCTCTGGTTGTCGGTGGTGCTGGTCTCGTCCCACATCAGCGTGAACGGAGTCATCGACTTGATGGCGGTGAGCATGGCACCTGCATCCACCACGTTCAGCGACTCAACACTGACCGACCATGCGTTGCTGGTCACCTCCGGCTTTGCGCTGCCGCCTACATCGTCTTTCGTTGATGCGTCGTCGGTATTCGCCGTGAGATTCACCGTACACGAGGTCGCCATGCCTATGCACTTGAACTTGGTCGCGGTGGTATCATATACCAGAATGCGAAAGTTTTGTCCTTTTAATCTCATAATCGTAATCGTTAAAATTAGCATAAATCGACACGTAGCGAGAAGACTCCTGTCGCTGGGTTGTGACCAACGGCACCAACGGCATACTTGCAATCGGCAGGGATGTCGTTGATAATCTCCGGCAACTCCTCGCGACTCAAAGCAGTGATGAGTACCGTGCCGTTCTTCAGCAGTTCGTCAACGAAAGCGGGATGTCCGCATTCAGCTGGTTCAGATGTCTGAGTTGCTTTCTTGCTCATCGTCGTTGTAGTCTATGTCGCACTGATAGCTTACGATGTCCCAGTAGCAGGGCTTGGTCCAATCCCATGCGATGCCCTGGGTTTGCGGGTATCCCTCTTCGAGGCAAGGGATTTCTTCGTTTTGTTCGTCGAGCGTTACGATGTGATCAGAAATGGCTTTCATCACCTTCATCGCAATGTCGTCTACCTCGTTAGGACTCTTCGCACCAATCTCGATGCCAGCACCTACTCGCCATTGGCAAGGCATCCAACCATCATCCTTTGTGGTCTGAGCTGGTTGTTTGCCAAGGTCACGAATCACGATGTATGGCAATGGCGTTTTGTCTTCGCCATCGGGACCAACCTCAAAGCAGGTGGACTTAATGCGGGCGGGCTTTCCCTGCGGATATGCCGCAGAGGGTGCTTCGTAACCGCATATTGCCATTAGGTCCGCGTCGGCTGTGATGGCATCGTAGAATATTTTGTCGAGTCTGAGCATTGCTATCAGTTTGACTTGTTATACATTTCTTTCAGATTATTCTCTCCCTCTGGGGGAACCATCGGGCGGTCAACCTTTGCTGCGCATCGGAGCGCCCGATGGAAGGAACTAATCCCCAGAAAGAAGAGAACCATGAGAGTATTATCCGCCAATCACGTTAGATGACACTGGAGCAACAACCTTCAGCAGCTTGAAGGCCTGGGGCTTGTGCGGGTTGTTGTTGTCGCCGCCGTTGACGAGCTTAGACAACTCGGTGAGAGAGAGCTCCATGTTCAGGGTCACAACGGTGGAGTTGCGTGCGCTGACAGCGGCACTCTGAGAGTCAACCGTCAGACGAACCTCACCGTGCTGCTCGAAGGCGAGGTAGCGGTAGTGGCCGATACCGATGTAGTGAACACCAGCCTCGCGCTCGTACTGACCACCGCCATTCAGGTGACCGTTG